AGCTGTAGTACCAAGGCCGTTGGTATTACCTGCGCTCACACTGGGAACTGCCAGTTGCGGCATCACATCCGAACAGTCAACCACACCGCTGTTTGCGGGGATTGTTTTGGCGAATAACACTTTGTAGTCACCAGAGCCAGGGATTGGTGTGGTTGTGCCACGTGTCTGGTAAAAGACAAAGGTAGCAGCGGGTTGATTCCCGTATGCAATACCGTTGTACAAGAAACCAGACGCAGGACCGCCCGAATAATTCAATGCACTATTGACGCCTGTCAACGTACCAGAACCGGTGTATGTGTAATAGCCGTAACCACTGTACGGTGCGCCAGCGCCAGTGAGAGAACCTGTGGCGGATACAAAAACAATCTGTCCACTAACCAGAGAGATTGGTGTGCCTGACGTTGTGGAATTTACTGTGTAGTCGGGGCCGCGATAAAAGTCGTTGCGTGTGATCGTGATGGAATCAATGACACCGCCACTGTTATTGTCTTCGCTCAGTGAGGCATCCATGTCCACCAGGATGGAAGGCGCTTGGCCACCTTGTACAAACAAAGTATTACTTGCTGCGCTACCAACGGTTTGCGTTGTAACACGCACCGAATCAAATAAGGGCCTATCAACCAACAGTGGCTGCTTGTTTGTAGATGTCGAGCTCAATTTTCCAGTGCCGCTTTTTGTTAATTATAACGTCAACCACCCATGCCTGACATCGCCATAAAGGCTTGGAAATTTGCAGGTAATTTCATCTTGGATTCAACCAGGGCATTGGGATTGTTTTGCAATGCAAGGAAACGACCGAACAGATTACCGTCTTCCGCTGGTTGAAATTTAAATTTCTGAGCGGCTAGGTAATCTGTTTCGGCTTGTGGTTCTGAGAGGAAGCTATCGCCAATCCCAACTTTCAAGGCTTCGCTTGGAAGGTAATCATAGTCAGAGTATTTGTAAAAACGAGACATTGTGATTACTGAAGGAAGCCAAAGGGATTAAGTAGTCCCGACAAATCTGGAAGCAGTGATTTGAGTACAGTTTCTTTCATCGCGTCAGCGATGGAGTTCCTTTTGTTTAACTCTGGTTTTGCTGCGCCCTGTAAAGCAGAAGACAAAATTTCTTCTACAGAACGTTGGCCGCTAGCCGTTGGTTGCGGAGCGGCAACAGGCGCAGGTTGAGTCAATGGATCTCCCAAGGTTGTTTGCGCAGCCTTGTAAAGCGAACCTCCAGATTTGAATTTAGGGATCGAAGAGGCAACAGAAGTACCAAACGAATCTTTTGCTGTCAAAGAAACATTTGGATTGCCGCCAAGAATCGTGGCATACGCACGATCAATACCCATTTTTCCAGGCTGAAAACCACGGTCCCGTAAAAATCGCTCAACTGCAGGCAATTGTTCTGCAATTGTGTAGTTACCAAGCTTGGATTTATCCAGGTACTTTGCGCGTTCCGGGCCGCCAAATTGAATTAATCCGTAGTAATTACCACCGGCACCACCGTAAACATTTGGACGGAATCCAGACTCTTGGTGAATGAGCGCACCAAACTCGTACGGATCCAAGCCAAGCCGTTTCGCTGAAGAGAATACAGCTTGCCTGTCTTCTGGTTTTAGTGTTCCAACGCGTACTGGTGCCATGGCTTTAGGTTTTTCAATCTCCTACCCAATTTGAACTTGCTCTGAGACCAGGGATAAATACTGTTTGAAGAACCAGTGTTGATGCCAGGTAGGTCAGGGTTCGTTTAACAAATTTCGGGCAGAGAATCATGGGTTTAAAGCAACTACACTGGCCCCCGTGAATCAAAAGATTCGTGTCCAGTCGGCTGGGCTTACATGCTTTGCAATGCCAGAGTATTACTTTTGTGTAGTAAAAATGGAGTCTTTGAACATTTCCAGGAGTCTTTGGGCTTCTGGCCCCTTAGGGTCAAACTTATCAACAGCGGACCCCATTGGTTGGATACCTGTTGCGCCTGCGTATGAGGCAGTGGGCATTTCTGAGGGGAAGCCTAGGGGGGCGCTCTGAAGTGTGGGGCCCTGACTGAAGCCTGCATAAGGAGCTGCGGAGGCACCAGCAAAGGCATTCCTGGGCACAGTGGAAAGACCTAATCCTTGGGCCACCTTGCCAGCATCATAAGAAGCAGGCGAAATAGGGGGCGTAGTTCCAAGGGGAGAGCTGGTGTCAAACGGTAAGTTCAACGGTGAACCCATCTGACCTACGCCTTGCATGCGCTGAATGGCGTCGTAGCCTGACTGACCCGGCTTAACTTTTGCCGCAAGTTTTGGATTAGCTTTAGCCCACATCTGCATACCCATATCTTCTGCAGATTGTTCGGCAGCAGAACCAGGGCCTGCAGCAACGGCTTTCTGGCGAGCGGCTTCGTAACGTTGAAGCTCAGGGTCCTGTGCAGTTAGTTGGGCAACACGAGAAACTTCCTGTTGGTAAGCACGCTCTGTTGCGGGGGAAAAAGTCCCCTGCGGAGCGCCAGTAGATGTTGAATAACCTGCGTTACCACCACTGCCGCCACGATTTCCTAATCGTAACTCAGCATCACGATAAGACTCGCCAAATTTATCTTTAGGTGGAATACTGCCAACACGAGTAGTGCGTCGTGCCGCATCAGCAGTCAAACCAGCTCCGAGAAGAGAACCTAAGCTTGCTGCAAAACGTCCGACTTGAGCTACACCGCCAAGGGCGCGTGCACCTGCCAAGGCTGGTCCAAGTAATTGAATCATTAGCGCCAAACCTCATGTAAATAAATACGGGAACCAACTGCGGTGTCGGCAGGTCCAGGTAATGCCTGGATGAATTCAGCACCAGAGCGTTCGTAACGGTATCTGGCCTGGAACGGATCCTTGTAGTTTGGAACGTAAAGGATGCTGGCTAAACGGTTTGTTTCGTAGAGATAAATCTCATCCCAAACCTTTAAGGCTTCTTTAGCATTGCTGGATCTAATGGTACGATCAACGTCACCAGCAATGCTTTCAAGGCGCGTGGAAGGAGAAGTAGCAACTTCAGTTTTCTTTTCAGCTGTGTCACAACGACCCAACTGAATAGCGAGCTTGTCGTAGAAGTACGAATCCGGCACGGTGTTCATTGCTTCTTCCAGGCGGGCGTAATCGCCAGCCGGAACGGAAACAGTAAAGTAACCGAGGTGGTAACGAACTCTACTTTTGTCGTAGTCGCTTAACTGCACTTCTACGTGTCGTTGTCTTTCAATTATAAAAGCAAGTAATCAACCAAACAGGCCATTGAGATAATCTGATGTGGCGCTGGATTGACCCATAAGTAATGGATCGTTTGTTCTGTAGGAATCCAGGAATCCCATGGGGTTGAGTGCTTGTGAAATTAAACCTCCAACCAACTGCTCTTTGAGTGTGTCTTGTATTGTTTTCTTGGGTTTTTCTGGTTCTTTACCCTGCAACTGAGCGCCGTACATGAATGCTTTAATGATGTCGTCAGCGCGAGAATCTGTGCCCCCTTGCGGTTGAGTCGGTGCTGCAGTTGGTGCAGTTGATGCAATAGCCCCGGCTTTGCCAAGGGATTTCATGTGTCCGAAACCAAGTTCGTATTTGTTATCTCCTGTGGTAAATGCTGCCAGGTTGCCGTAACCACCTTGATTAGCAAGGGGTTTGTATGTACCAGAGCCTTCAAAATAAACCGGAGTTCCTTCTGGAAGAGCCCAATCTTCCCCCCGGTGAAACGAACTGGCCCCCTTGGTTGGGGCACTGCGCGGACCATACTTGGAAGTCAGGCTGATCCCAGCTTGTGGATTGAAATCATATTTGCCTTCTTTGTTTTTAATCAGTGCTGGGACTCTTTGCTCGCCAATGCGAACACCAGCCAAAGCAGAACGAATAGTAGAGGGATCAATATATTGTCCTGTCGAAAGATCTTTAACATAAACATGCTTATGGGGGCCGGTTGATACTCCGGTAGAACCCACCTGTCCTAAGTATGTTATGCCTGCCATGGTATCGTTTTATTCTTCATTGTAAGATTAAAAAACCCCTGGTTTCCCAGGGGCTTGGTGGAGATAGTTATACGCGAATTAAATCAGCAGCAAGTACGGACTCCCAATCAACACGCTTGATTTGCTTCAGCTGTTCAAGATTATTGAATCTTTCACCCGACAGAGACATCTGAAGGTCTTTAATCTCGCGTGCTGTTTTAAGGCCAATTCCCTTAATGTGATCCGCAAGCATTTGTGCGGTAGCGGAATTGACATTTAAACGGTGATCAGGGGGAAAATCCCGTGGGTCCTCTTTGGCTGCTTTATCTTTGACTTGAAGAGTTTTTACCTTTTTGGTAGCCTCTTCATCTGGGATAAGTTCAGAGTTGTAAGCGGTGTAAAGGCGACCGTCCTGATCTTCGACCATGAACCAATCGCCATTATCAAACTCACTGACAACTTTGACGCGAGCGCCAGTTTTTTTGTGCTGGTAAAGCATAAGGACCAGATGTTAATTCTGGTCCTAGTTTAGCTTATTCAGCTAACAGTGCGGCCAAGCAGGTAAGCTTCGATGTCTTCGTAGCCAGGGGCAGTGTCAGGCTGGACGTAGCAGGTTTCCACAACCAGGTAACCAACACGACCGGCGGCGGCGTCACCGCTGGAGATGTAGAAACCACCGGAAGTTGTGGTGGAGTTTGCAGTTTCCTTAGCAAACACACGCATCGTGGTCGAGGCAGTAACCTGGTAGTTGACCACAGAACCAGAGACACCAGCGGCGCCACTAGCGGTCAGGAAGGCGTTGGTGCCATAACCGGCAGTGCCGCCAGCGAAGTAGATTTCGCCAGCTTGGAGGCCGGAAACAGTGGAAGTCAGGTTGGCTTGAATCACGCCTTCACCCACGCCAGAAGCGGCAACAGGTGAACCGCCGTTGCTGCGACCGAACGAAATGACGTTACCGGTAGCGGCATACACACCAGAGGCAACACGGCCATCACCCCAACCAGAGGCAACCGAAATTGCGGTGCGGTACACGTAAGCAGGCAGTGTGCTGCTACCAGAGATCACCATGCCCGTGATGTCGGGACGAGTGTCATCCTGGCGATAGGGCGAGGGAACGATCACAGCAGCGGAGTTGACGCTACCAGCACCAGAGGTGGTTGTCACTGCGACATAGCCACGCTGCTGGAAATAACGGTAACCAGGCAGAGCAAGGACTGAGGTGGGGCCACCAAGGGAGCTGTCAAGAGCGCTACCGCCTTCGACAACAGAGTCAATGTTCTTGTACCAGCCGTTCAGGGGTTCTGCCCAGTTGCCTGGGAAGATTTTTTTAGCGGACAAATAGGTCATTTATTTTTCCTTTTGTTAGTTGTTTACGTTATTGATCAGATGTTACCGTCATCTTGCACGAAGCTGAACGCGGTGGTCACGAAGTCCTTGTTCAGGATTTCAAAACCGGCGTACAGTTGCCAAATAAGAATGATGAAACGGCTGAAATCATCGTTGTTGTTGATCAGAACTTGAGCGTTCGGACCACCGATACCAACGCCAATCGCTTGAGGACCGAAGAAGTAACCTTGAGCGGCTTCTTTCACGGCATAGCTAGAACCACCGTCAAAGGAAGTGTTGATACTCTTGATCGGGAAGTTGGTGGATTCGAAGAACTTAACGCCTTCAAACTGCACACCAGTAGGCATAACAGGTTCGCCAGCCAGGAAGTAGGCTTGACCGGCCTGGGGGCCTTGGTAGAAGCTGGCGTTGTTAGGCAGCATGGGGTTGCCCATGTACATGCCTTGACCAGGATTACCAGCGTAACGGGCGATCTCACGGAAGTCAGGGTCACGACGCAGGTGCATCATGAACGTGGGATCGCAAATACAACGATACAGACCATCGGCATAGGTCGGAACGTTGCGCTTGCGCAGGTCCTTAACAACGGTCAGCAGGTCGGTACGCACCTGGAACTGCTGCAGGTCAGCGGTGTATTCAGTACCAGTGTAGGAAATACGACCGGAAGAATCCTTGACCTTGTTGCCAGCGAAGTAGTAACCGCCTTGAGTTGTAGAGGCTGCACCGTTGGCTTCAGCTTTGGCGAGTTCATCAATGAACACGCGGTCACGCCACCGGCGATAGTCGTCAAGCAGCGTCAGGCTACCGATCGACTGGTGGAACATATTCAAGTTGCCGGTATCCAACAGCATGCGCTGAGCGGTAACCAGTGTTTCGCGAGCAATCTTGAATGTGCTGGGCTGAGTCGGGTCGCCCGGATCCGCAGGACCGGTGTACTCCTTAAGCACCACCAGAACTTTCTCTTTGGTGATGTTACGGCTGTTAGCGGTACCGATCGTTTGGTCAGCAATACGCTCACGGCTATCCTTAGTACCAGGGGTACCCCAGAACTTGTAGCGGTCTAACTGAACGGTTTGACCAGGCTGACGTGTGAAGTCGTGGACAACCACGGGCTCCACAGCCATTTCAGCGATGTACGCAGGGTGGGGACGATAAAGTTCCGCACCTAAAATCTTTGGAAAGTCGTTCTCCTGGTCTCTAGTTTCTTAGAGGGGTGGACTATCTCTTCATCCCTGTGGGATGCCGGACGCTAATTCTGGTATTACGTAACAAGATCGTGTTACACCCAGTAGTCTCTGCACCTTCCAATCACGTTCTTGATTGGCTTGGCTCAGGATTACCCTCGGCTTGACGTTAGGGCTTCCCTGAATTCATCCAGTTTGCACTCATCGATTACTCGGTGAGGTGACAACGTTGAGCGTTCAGTTGAGGCATGCTATGCTTTGGAAACCTGTTCATGAACAACATGGAACCAAAGCTTGTTCCCGGATTTGGTAATCTTTACTTAACTGAGGAAGGTAAGGCTTTTGAGAAACGTCTTGATCCCGATAATCAAGAATATTTTCGAGAGCTGTCCATCAGTACGACCAGTGTTTATAACCGAGTTTCAATTCTTGTAGATGGGAAGAGGAAACGTTTTCATCTTCATGTCTTGATGGCTGTGGCTTTTTTGGGATTGGATCTGCGTTCCCATGGGACCAGTAACTTCTCCCTTCAAGTCGATCACAAAGATAATGACAAGAGGAATAATCGACTTGACAATCTTGAGATCGTTACCAAACAAGAAAATCTAACAAGGGCTTGGAAAAACGGTTGTTATAAAAACAATGGTTTTGCCAGTAAAGGAAGGCCGAAAAACTCTTTGAGAAAGTTTTCTTCGGACGACGTGGTTAAAATCAAATCTTTAAAAGAGGCTGGTCTTTCTTATCGGAAAATTGCCGAAAAGTTTGATTGTAATCACGGAGCTATTTACCAAATCTTGAAAGGAAATACCTACCAGGATCTGAACTAGCTATCAATAAACACCTTGGTTTATCCTCCAGTGTTAGTGTTTTTATCGGGTGAAAGATAAAGACACATGTGTCTTATCTAACACAAATTTTAGCAGCCAGCAATTTTCAAATGCAACTGCTGGCCGCATTAAATCACTCCATCACAAATAGTTTGTTTGCAACGGTCTGAGGCTGAGCTTGGTTCAGGACGCGCCAGGCATTCTGAGGATCGCGATTCATCATCTCGCCAAAAGTGCCCCAGAAATTCTCAGGTGCTTGCGGAGCAGCAGCTGTCGGGGGAGCAGGGAAGTT